GTTTCAATCTTATCATATAATTGATCAATAACTTTCATTACCAAAGAAGAATAATTAATTTGAATACCGACTTCTTGTCCTAATTTTTTAATACGATTCAAGATTTTATCAAATGACATTTCTTCTAGATTTCCATCACGTTTTGTTACACGCATGTCATTATCTGTGGTATTAATATTATTATTCATATTCAGACGGATGTGTTATAATATACATATTTTAAAATAGTTTTAAATGTTTTTATTTTTATATAAAATATATATATATATATAAATAAAAATATACCATATTAAATGAAGTATAATATATGTTTGATATTATTCATAATAATAGCAGTAGTGATAACACTAGGAACACCATTATTTTATAATATGTTTAAATCCATCAAAATGATAGAAAATTATCAAAATTACAATATAAATAGTAGTATGACCACTAGTTTAGGAGGAGATGAAGGCAAATATCCATTTCCTGAAACAGATCTTCTTGTAGAGGACACTTATCCACCGACAGGAAAGAAAGGAATATCAAATAATGGTTCTGCTAATATATGGTGGCATTATCCTATTTTTCAATTAGGTTCTTACGATCAAATAACAAATAATATTAGATACCCTAATAATCCAGATGAGGGTACCTGTATGCCTGCTAGTATGTGCCAAACCTTATACAAAGAAAAACAGTTGAAAACCAATTATGTTAAACCTTTACCGCCTATCAACCCTAATTGTGGAACAAGAGTTGGTTATTTTGATACAAGTATTAATTTGTTACCATTTAGAACAGACATGTCTAATATTTTGTATTAGTTTTGCATTAATTTTGCAATTTTATCAAACATAATCCACTATGAGTATTCTCACCTACATACTCCTTTTTAATTTTGTGTTTTCTATTAGGCGCACGATGTTCGTATCCAGTTATTCTCTCTTTTTCAATAATATTCCATACGTTTTCTATAGATTGAATATTATTTTTAAACCAACTTTCGTTACGTGATACTAGAACACAACTTAATTTTTCTAACTTCCAATAGTTGGATTTAATATATGTCATATTATGTTGAGGAGTTTGATATAATTCAATCATATCTTCCTCCCATTTCAATATGTCATCTATTTTTACTATGTTTAAAGGCTTATAAAGATAAAATGGTTTTGCTTCCAAAATATTGTGAAAATAAATAATAACGCCTTTTTTATCCAAAGCTTTTACATGTTTTTCTTGTCCTGGTTCTGGGTGTAGTTCAACCTCTAATTCTTTAAAAAACTGATTAGCACTTTCATATTCAACAAATTTAGTTTCCAAGAAATCACATTCATCTAAATCGCAAACTTCCATTTGTAATTGCATTTGAATCCAATACTCCTTTTTTGGTATTCCATTTATTTCGCGATTCACAATATTTTTGATTTCTAACATACGTCCAAAACGTTCAGAATTCATGTCTACATTAATGCCGTCCGGAGATGCTCCCAAAAAATGATAATTGTCGTGTTTTATACAACCAAAATCGGCTACTGTTGTGTTATATAAATATTCGTACAACATAACAGAAAGCGGCTCATATTTTTGTCCCCAATGAAACGGTGTATTAATATTCACCATGCTTGGTAATGCGCTATGTGAATTGACATGTTTTTCGTCTTCACTTTTTTTTAACGGTTGGCACTTTTCGTATATCAATTGATTTATGGTAGATTGACTTTCAAATGCTTTATATGCGTTACTCGCGGTAATTAAGTTGTGACGAAATTTATACCATTCATCAGTGCGTTGAGTTGGTTGTGGTTTTTGTTTAATATGTTCAATTTTATTTAAAATAATCTGGTTCTTAGTATTTTTATCAATTTGGTTTTCACTTTCTTTCTCACACCCACAATGTGATTCTGTTTCAGTAAACATAATATTATTGTTGCTAATAGACCGCTCTGGATAAAATGTAGTTATAAATATTTTGAAAGCTTGCTCTAATAAATCATTCAAATCATCTTCTACCCAATCATTTTCTAGAATATCATCTTCAAATTGAAGATAAAATAACTCTTTGACATCCTCTAAAAATTCTTCTTCAAAATCAGGCTCTGTAATTGCTGTCGGGTTTTCATTCATATAATCTTCCATTAAATATAATGCTGTTTCAATCAATTCTAATGCGTTGGTTTCATCAAAAATATTTGGGATTATTTCATCTTCAAAAATTAAAGAATCTAGTAAGTTTTCCAGGTCATTTAATTCATGTAAATATTTTACTATAGTATTATTGGTATTCATATATAATATATACGTTGGTTACTTATATATTATTATATCAATAATTAAATATATCAATTTTATTCATGTACTTTCACTAAATTCAATTGTTTTGTAAATAAGAATTTCTTTGAATTGGTAGTGCGTCGTTTAATATTACAATTTAAACACGCTATTACAAAGTTATCTTTATTGTGGCCTTCATCATTGTTAATACGGTCAACGCTCCATTGTGTTAGTTCTCTCACAATTTCATAAAGAACAAGGACTTGGCAATTACAATAAAAACATTTCATTTCAGTATCTATTAATTTTTTCAATATACAATCAATATTAATAAATTCCGGCTCATTGTATTTGTTTTTGAGTAAATCTTGTTGTCTGTAACTTGATATTTTTTTCTCTATTTCTTGTTGTAAAATAGTTTTTTCTTGAGGATTTTCATATTGGTTAGATTTATGATAAATATCTTTAATTATTTGCATTTGTTTATCACAATTTAAAAATAATGGGTTAATGTTGTATTTATTCATAATTTCTCTCTTTTTCACCTCATTTTTAACACGGTTTGCCCGTTTTATTAAATATCTATTATTGGTTCCCGTAATTGATATGTTTTTGTTTGTTTCGGTTGTTTCGGTTGTTTCGGTTGTTTCGGTTGATGCATGAGTATCTTGATTCATTGTTATACTTTAATTTATGTGTTTATATAAATTATAACTGAAATTGATATAAACATAAATATAATAATATATATTTTCACGAAAAAGAGTTAAACTTATTGTTATATACTAGTATATATTAGTACAATATAATACAAATGGAAATAGAAAGCACCAATGAACACGAAAGTAAAAATGAAACTGAAACTGAAACTGAAACTAAAAATAAGGAACTAGAAGAGGAGAGTATACCAAAGCCACAGGAAGAAGAATGTATTGAATTAAAAAATATTAAATACAAAACAATGTTGATCAATGGAGTTTCGCTTAATGAATCTAAAGCATCGCAAAGTATGCATAACTTGGATAAATTTTTAGAAAATGAAAAAAATACAAGTGAAAATGAACCATGGTGTAAACTCAATAAAACAATTAAAATTAAAAAAATAACCGAGTATGTTGTTGATGATTATAAAGAAAAACATGAATTAGACGAACTAGAATGTGACAACCTCATCAAATTTTTAAAAGATTGTTTAGATAGAAAAAAACTACAGCGAATTAAGGATGTACTTTATGATAAAGAAAACGGCACAATAAAAGAAATTCCTGCGCTAACTTATCTAAGAACAACGAAACATTTCACGTTAAAAAATATAGAAAAAAGAATATCAACATTAAAATCATTGCCTCAAAATAAATCAAACAAAAATCACAACAATCATAAAACTATCAAAAATAAAAGCGAATCCGATAATGAATGATATAGAAATTATGTTCATGTTGATGCTGCTGCCTGCTACCAGAGATTATTCATCTTCTTTTCGTTCCCGAAAATAACTCATAATATCTTCTTTAAATTCATTTGAAAAACATTCTGTTGGAACAATAATACCATTTTTATCGTAAGTAACATCTTTGACTGGAGAATATTGATATTTTGCTAAAATAGTTGTTCTCTCTACATAATTTCTATTTTTCTTCTTCCCATGATAATAGTGTCTTATCACTCCAGGAACATATCCTAAACGTAGAGTTTTTGCTTTTTCTTGAAATTCTAACATGCTATTGTTATAATCATCACTATATTTGCTGTTTACGTAATGCTTACTTTTATTGATTAATGCAAATGCCATTATATTATCGCCTGAGCCAAGTACACCTACATCATACAGTTTACCAATTTTTTCATATGCTTTACGTGTAATAGCCCATGCGAAACCTGGATGCCAGTAATCTAACCCTTTACTAGTATACTGTTTATTTTTTGCATAGCTGTATCCAAAGCTATTGAAAATATTTAAGGTTGTTTCATCTTTATCCATATCTACAGCGTGACTAAAAATTTGAACAACATCTTTGTATCCATTTAAAAGTTTAAGTGTATCTAAAGACCATGTATTACTTTCAAATTCAACATCGGCGTCTATCCATGCAAATGCCTTGTAATTTTTTGGCAATAAATTTTTTACTGCTAAATTAACCATGTTTTCTTTATGCCAAAGTGGTATGTCACAACGTATTTGGAAATGTTTTGGGTTGCTTGAATTTGTAACAATAAATTTTTGTTCTTTGTATGCCATTTCAACAACATATAATTCTACATTATCGTCTTCATTCATTCTGTTTACAAATTGATTAAATAGTTGATATCTTCTAGCATAAAGACAAGGATTTGAAATAACCACTATTACATTTAATTTTTTTTCAATTGGAATATTGTTATTTAATGCTAATTTAAGTTCATTAATTTTAAAGTTAATGTCGTCAATTTCTATTCCATTAATAACTGTCATTCGTATACTAATATTATATAAAATAAAATATTAGTAAACAACGAAAACGTTACTTTACTATTTTTACTAAAATATAATTTGTAAGTTATAATTAGAAATTTTTAATATGTATAAATCATATACATATTAAAAAACACGATATATCATTATGAATACGAATCAAAAATCAATTGAATGGAAATGGAGTAAAGGTTTGAACTATGATAGGTCAAAAAGAATAATTAAAGAATCAATGGATGACAATTTTAATAAAATTGTGGAAGAAACCGCATATACTTCATCATTAAATCATGACGAAAACACATGGGAAATAATGAATAATAATTTGTTTGATAACGGTTTTGTTCAAAATAGTAAACGAGAAGATACTGATAAAAAATTATCAGAGAGACAGATGATGTGTCAAGTAAATATGAATCCTTATTTAACAAATAATACTTATGTTCAAGATTTATCCGTTCATGACCAGTATATGAAGCCAGTTTCAACGAATTACAAAGAAAATTTAGAAACCGCAGAAAATCAACAAAATGCATAAAACGTATAAATTAGAGAAAAAGAATATAAAATAATATTTTTATTGTAAAAGACTTAAATATGTTTGATAGATTTAATAAATACAATAATAAGATGAATTCAAATGCTTTAACAACGTATACAACACAAAATGATTTATTATTGAATAATTTAATGGATTTTTATAAAAATGAAGAATATTTGGATAAAATGTTGAAAATTATTACAGGGGATTCAAAAATTTCCCTGAGAATTGTTGACTGGTTTGCAACAAATTATGCTAAGAAATATTATACTTTGTATACTATTGAGGACAACAATGATAATGTTAAACGTTTCAAGGTTTATTTTGATTATAAATTGAAATTAAAAGCATATAGAAAACGTCGTTTTGATCCCTTTTGTAGATGGGAGCGAATAAGTATTCCATATAAAGGAGATAAATATATTGAAACAACCATTGGTCAACTCAATTTTTTTAAATGGGCTATTGAAAACAAAGTAGTCAATTATATTGAGGAAAATTATGAAACAATTGAGAAAGATATGAATACACGAAATAGTACATCCAAACGAAAAGAATTAAAGATAGATAATACAAAAACTAGAAAGAAGAGGGAAGAACTTTCTATTTCAGCTACGAAAAGTATTAAAAAGGAAGAGGTTGAAATTGTTGTGCAATTTCATTAGTATTATTATCGTCATAGTACATTATGATTTATGAGATAAAAATCCAAGATATATACAATTTATCTAAATGATTTCGTGTTTTTACCATATCTCCATTGTATGCTTTATAAATTTCTTTAACGTGATAAAATCTTGCAAAAAAAC